GTCCAGGATCCCGCACGGGACTTCAGTTGCGAATGTGTATGACATCCCGATCTTTTTGCCTGCACGGCCAATCGTTTCGGCCGTGAAAAAGCCCACCACCTCGTCGCTGAACGAAGGCATGTTGTCGTCTGAGTAAAACGCGAACCAACAATGCTTGCGATACATGTCCAACGTGTGGTAGCGGGGGGGGGTGCAGAGCTGCCAGATGCAGCCCCAGTCAAGCTTGGCCTTGAAACCGTTATCGTAGGCAGTGCAACCTTGCCCACTAGGGTGGATGTCCTTAGCCCGGAACACAGTGCCGTTCACAAACACGATGTACGCAACCGCCAACATCCCGTACAGGTTCACACACCGGTGCCAGTTGGCTGGTGTGCGATACCGCTGCGCGAGGCACTTGAAGCGGAAATGCGCAATCATGATGAACATGATGCACGCGTAACGAGCGTCGAAGCGCTCGCCGTCAAGTGACAGCGAACGCCCCACCCTTGCTGAGTGGCACGCGAATCTGTGCCAACCCAGCTTAAACGGAGACAGCCCAACGCACGACTCGAACTCCATGGGTCGCGCGGTAAGCCTGTGGTTCTGGTCAGAGAACATCTGCACCATGGCGGTGGTGTGGTTTACGTCCATCGCCGTAATCGAACGAGGGCGGTCCTCGTCCAATTTCTTCCTCGAGATCAACTCGCCCACCTTGTGACTGAACTGGCAGAACGACAGGATGGGGTCATCGGTCCCGAGGGCATCCCAGTAATCGCCGTAGAACGCACCTACAGCTTCAGCCCAATAGTCTGCCTTCGTTGGAATAGACACGGACCAGGGCCAACCGGGGGACTTGTCGCCATCCATCTCGAACATGGTGTCTGTTAGAGGCATGACGCGTGAACCACTCAGGACTGGAAAGAATTGAGCCTCCATCCAACCATAGGAACGCTCCAATAGGTCGGCGGGTAACTCCAGCCCCGGGTGGTCGTACCGTGCGAGGGCATTAATACCTCCCCGCAGGGTCTTCTGGGAAGGGCCGTATGCACTGGCCCACTCAGGAAGTTGGTTGAATTCGGTAATCACGACTTGTTTGAATATTTCGTTCTCGCGCCCGTAGGCCTGCTCCTGGAAATAGCGGGTCCGCACGTGACCAACTACAGGCAGGTACGTGAAGGCATTGTCCACCTCGTGGTCGGACGGGCCAGCACGCCGGAGTAGCACCCTGTTGAAACCTTCAGGGTACCGTCCCAGTATTTGGTGCAGGCTTAGGCCTTTGAAGCGCTCGCAGGGGCTGCCGGCTGCGAGCTGCTCTGAAAAGAAGCAGCCGCTGCAGACTCGCGCTGCTCGCCAGCCTTCTGCTGCTTGTTCACAGCGTCATGGTTGGCGGCCCGCTTGATCGTACGGCAGTTGGCCCCGAACTTGCAGATGCCCGGCACGTGGGCGCGTGCGCATTTCACACGCTTGCACAGTCCGTGAACATAGTCGTGGCATGGCAGCTTCTCGGATGGTGCCGTGCCCTCCTTCTGAGCGGCCAAAACGTCGAGCACCTCCTGCGCCTTAGC